AGTGATTAGTTTTTAAATAGTTAAGTCATGTTAAATCAAAAAATTATAAAGATTTGTGAGCAAAAGTTTATATATTTAAAATACTCACCTAGAACCAAACAGATATATCTACATTACATTAACCAGTTTTTAAAATCAATTGATAACAAACAGGTTACACATCTTAATTCTAAGGACTTTCAATTATATCTTGATAACTATAATTTCACATCTGTATCACAACAAAATCAAGTAATCAATGCAATTAGATTTTTGTATAAATTTGGTTTGAACAAAAAATACAATAAAGTTTCTTTTAGTAGACCAAAGAAAGAAAAGAAACTACCAAGAGTTATTGATGGTGAATTGATTAAAGAAAAGATAACAAATATTCAAAATTTAAAACATAAAACCATTCTAACATTAACATATTCAGTTGGGTTGAGGGTTTCGGAGGTTGTTAATATTAAAATTGCAGATATTGATTCTAATAGAATGATATTGCACATAAAGAATGCAAAAGGAAAAAAAGATAGAATAGTCCCATTATCACAATATGTTTTAGAATTATTAAGGAAATATTGGAAAGACTATAAACCGGTAGAATATTTGTTCAATGGACAAAAATCTAATCAATATTCAATTAGTAGTTGTCAAAAAATATATAAAAATCTAATTGATAATAATTCATCAATCCATACATTAAGACACTCATCCTTTACTCATTTACTAGAATCTGGTACTAATCTTAGAATAATACAGAAAATAGCAGGACATTCTTCATCTAAAACTACTGAAATTTACACACACGTTTCAAATAGTTTACTAAATAAAGTAAATTTACCTATATAACTTTCACATCTAAAATAAATTGTACTATATTACAAATCTAATAACATTAATTGAAATACTTATGAATTGGGAAGACTATATTAATAAACAAATACCAAAAGAAATACAATCGGATATTAAAACCTTTTTGTTACCCACGGAAGATAGTTGTATACACATTATCAAAACAGGATTTTCCGAAAGACGAAATTATTTAGTTGTATATGAAGATGCGTATCAACAACTCTTAGGTAAAACTGAAATGATGTCAGCAACAGAAATTAAAGAAAGTTTTAACATATCATTATAATGAATACAAAACAACTCAATATAGAAGAATTAGAAGACGGTAAACCTTATAAAGAACCATCTAAATTAAAAAAATGGTTTGATAAAACTCAGAACAATATACACTATTACTGTTGGAAGAATCCTAAAAGGATAGTTTACAACTTTTGGTATTTTCGCAAAGAGATTTACTACTTTAGGGATTTTGATTACACCTACAATTTTGATTTATTCATTAAGTCATTAGAAAGAACTGCAAATACAATTGATTCAAATGAAGTAATTGTGAACCACAAAGAAACTGCTGATTCTATTAGAAATTTTTGCAAACTTTACAAGAGATATATTAATGATGGCTATATAGAAGAAGCTGGTTGTAATTGGGATAACATTTCTTTCAGCTTTGAACCCATCGAAGGCTCTGACCTTTTAGAACTGAAAAGTGATAGTAAATATAGTGAAGAAGAAATGAAAGAGTTTTACAAGAAAGCCGACATTCTTCGTAAAAAAGATTTTGGGGCATTGGTTGAGGAATTCAAGAAATTTGAAACTTGGTGGGATTAAATAATTCATGATATCAATATTATTTACTATTTTAGCAGGTATTTCTAATGCATTTATGGATTTAAGTGCGGAAAATCTTTTTTTAAATAACAAGTTTAACAAATCCAAAGGACCCAACAACGATGAAAATAAATGGAAACAACCTTTAGAACCAGGAAAAAAAATATGGTGGTATTTATGGTTAAAGAAACCTATGTATAAAGAAAGTTTCATTTGGTCATCCACTCTTTTAGTAAAATTTACGGATTGGTGGCATAAATTTCAATCGTTTATGATTTTATTTTTTTGTTTGTCTATAGTTTTTTATTCCCCCATATCTGAACAATTCGTTTTTAACTTCTTAACACAAGACCTTTTTTGGTCAAATGTATTAATCAAAACTTTAGATGTTATTATTTTATCATTAACATTTGGATTTAGTTTTGAAAATGTATATGCCCCCATAAAAAGAAAATTACGTGAAAAAAAGTAAAATTTAATATACAAAAAGTGACTATACTAAGTACAGGGTTATTGTAGAAAAGATATGAAAACGAAAATTTCAATATTATAATAACCGAAATATATAATATATTATTATATATTTGTATAAATCAATTTAATTTCGTATATTAGTATTGATGGTGATAGTCACCTTAATGTTTAACTCTTTAAATTTTACTACTATGGCAACTTCAAACTTTTACAATGAAAACGCTTCAAGAATATTTGCAGCAGAAATAGAAGAAGAATGGGATTATACTGATTTAATAGAAGGTCTTGAATATAGACTGGATGAATTAGAAGAAAGTTTTTGTTCTGGGCGTGCGGGAAATTGGATTGAAAACAATTCTAAGGTTTTAGATTATTCATTAAACAAATCATTTGATTACAAAGATGGAACATCTGTTGAATGTGTTATTCACCCTATTATTCGTTCTGGATATTACAGTGGTGCAAACCTTGATTGGGTTTACGAATTCTACATTGATGGTTCAGAAGTGGAAACCCCACAAGATATCAAAGACTACTTGATAGACTTCGAAAATTACTCACTATGTAAAGCACATAAAGTTTCAGAAAGTAGATTCAGAAGATTAGAAAATATCAAAGAGTTTTTAACCCAAAAATTAGAAAAGATATATGCAGATTACACAACACCTTTAATTGTTGTCGCAAGATTTTCTAACGGTGAAACATTGTACGAAACGGTATAAAGATGACAAAAGTAAACATTGACTTATTAAAGAAAAACATTGGAGATGGTTATATAATCAGTCAAAAACACCCAACATTGGATTTGACTATTTACAACTATTCACAATTCGCTCAATATGACAATCATTGGGATGAAATCACTTTGATGTGTCGTGGATTGATTTTAGATTCTGAATACAACATTGTACAAAGACCATTCAGAAAGTTTTTCAATATAGAAGAACACGATTCAAAATACAAACCAAACATTCCTAATTTACCTTTTGATGTCTATGAAAAAATGGATGGTTCTTTAGGTATCTTGTATTGGGATGGGGAAAAACCTTATATTGCATCTAGGGGTTCTTTTACTTCCGAACAAGCATTGATGGGAACACATTTATTACACACCAAGTATAAAAATATTTGGAAAATTCTAGACAAATCAAAAACATATGTGTTTGAAATTATAGCACCATTTAATCGCATAGTTGTAGACTATGGTGACAGAAAAGCATTAGTTTTGTTAGGTATCATTGATATTGAAACGGGATTTGATATTTCTTTAGATACTGTTTCATCTAATGATTTTCACATTGTTGAAAGGTTAGATGGTATCAAAGACTTTGAAAAGTTACAAGCATTAAACTTAGATAACAAAGAAGGTTTTGTTATAAGGTTCGAAAACGGATTTAGAATGAAATTGAAATTTGATGAATATTGTAGGTTGCATAGAATCATTACAAATGTAAGTAGTTACGATATTTGGGATTGTTTAAGAAATGGAACTGGTTTTGATGAAATGTTAGACAAAGTTCCCGATGAGTTTTACGATTGGGTAAAAGCAACTAAAAATAACCTAATTAAAGAATTTAATGATTTTAAAGGAATCTGGTTAGGTGTATATAAACACGGTACAAAGATAAAAGACCAAAAAGAATTTGCATTGTGGGCACAAGATTGGAATGAACCCGGAATTTTATTTTCTTTAAGAAATGGTAAACCAATAGATGACACAATCTGGAAAAAAATTAAACCAAAATACGAAAAACCTTTTAGTAACAAAAATATTTAAAATTATAAACAAATTTACAGCCGAAATGGAATTTTTTGAAAAAGGTTCTATATAAATTAGGAAATTTAAAATAAAGGTTGTATATTAGTATTCTAATAAGGAAAGAGATTAAGTTATGAAAGTAATATTTACAAAAGGTTTGCCAGCATCAGGAAAGTCCACTTGGGCAAGACAATATGCTGAAAAGAACCCGGATTGGATTAGAGTGTCCAGAGACGACATTAGAAACATGCGGGGTAAGTATTGGATTCCTAAACAAGAAAAGTTCATTACTGCGGTTGAACGTGCAACTATATTAGAAGCATTGAAATTCGGTAAGAATGTTATTGTAGATGCAACTAACTTAGACGAAGGTTTCAAAAAAGGAATGATTGATATTATAAAAGAATCATTTCCAGAAACCCAATTCGAAACTAAGTTTTTCGATATTGGTGTTGATGAAGCAATCAAAAGGGATTTAACAAGAACAGCATCGGTTGGTGCAGAAGTAATTCAAGGAATGTATGACAAATACTTAGCACCAGAACCAATTGTTTACAAAGAAGATAAGAGTTTACCAAAAGCTGTAATCTTTGATGTAGATGGAACTTTGGCAAAAATGAATGGTAGAAGTCCTTTTGAATGGGATAGGGTAGGTGAAGATTTACCAAAAACCAATATTTGCAATTTGGCAAATATGTATAAACGAGCAGGGTTTAAGTTGATTATCTTTACGGGTCGTGACGGTTCTTGTTTAGAATTAACTAAACAATGGTTGACAAACAATGGTGTTTTATATGATGAAATTCACATTAGACCAGAGGGAGATCAACGAAAAGATTCGATTATCAAGAAAGAATTGTTTGATGAAAACATTCGTGGAAAATACTATATTGAATTAGTAGTTGACGATAGAGATCAGGTAGTCAAAATGTGGCGAAAAGATTTAGGATTAACTTGTTTACAAGTAGACTATGGAAATTTCTAGATATTGTTGATATCCATTATTAAAGGAGAACAATAACTGTTCTCCTTTTTTGTGTTAAATACACAAAAAAAGCAAATATACAATGGATGAATTTTATGAAGAATATTTAGAAGAAGTCATAGAAATAGCGGAAGAACAATATGACATATCTAAAGAAGAAATAGTTTACAATAATGAACACTTTGAGAGGTGTTATTACGAAGGAACTACTCCAGAAAAAGCAGTTTTTTTATTATCGAGTTTTTGCATTTAATTTATATTTTTATTTGCATTTGTAATATATATTTTGTATATTAGTATTGTCGGTTAGGGAAAGACCCTGGGGACTTCAACTTAAAATAATACAATTATGAGCACTAGAAGTAACATTGCAATTTATAATACAGAAACTGAAACCGCACGAGTAATATATTGCCATTTTGATGGTTATTACGATGGTGTTGGTAAAACACTTAAAGAACACTATCAAGATGTTGAAAAGGTTAAAAAATTAATTGAAGGTGGTGATATTTCATCACTAGGTGAACACGTTGAAATACCAAATGGTGAAAAACACGATTACAACAATAGAAATACAGAATTCGACATCACAACCTTTTATGGTCGTGATAGAGGTGAAACAGGAATCAACGCAAAAACAAGATATTTGAGTAAAGATAAGTTACACAGACTAAAAGCAAATGAATACCTTTACGTTTTCTTAGAAAAAGAAGGGTTTTGGTTGTGTACACACACTAAAGAATTAGTTGAACTTTAAAATTGATAACGAAGATGATTTCTATTTGATTAAATATAGTAAAATATATTCATTTATGTCAAATTTGCGGTCTTTGTATATTCCACTAACTAAAAAACTATTAAAACTAGTACAATATGTAGAACCTTTCAAGGGTTGTGATAATAAATTTCACTATGTATATGAGATTTATGTACCATTTAGTAATAAATATTACTGTGGGGTAAGAAGTTGCAATAACTATAAAACAGATGAATATTGTGGTTCTAGTCAAGATATAGATTTTAGAAATGATATTAAACAATCTAATAATGTGAGTTTTAAAATTATAAGTTTTTTTGATAGTAGAGAATTAGCAAACGAATTCGAAGAAAAAATTGTTACAAGTGAATATATCAAAAGGTCTGATGTGTACAACAAATCTTTACCAAGTAAAAAATTTGGTTGTTATGAATCTGTTGTAGTTAAAACCACAGATGGTATAACTACAATATCAAAAGAAGACTTTGAAAAAGGTGATTACAAATCTATAAATGAAAAGGAAGTCTTTCAATACAATTTGAAAGGGGAATTAATTAATAAATTTGATTCTTTATTAAAAGCAAGTAAAGAAACTAACATAGAAAAGACCAGTATATCAAGTTGTTGTAGAAAGATAAGAGATACTGCAGGTGGTTTTATTTGGCGTTTCAATAAAGAAAAGGTTTATTATGATAAACCTAAAAAGTATAACGAAAAGAAAGTTTATCAATATACTAAAGATATGATTTTAGTTTCAGAATATGAATCTGTTGCAGAAGCAAGTAGGCAAACTGGTATAACAAATATAGTAAGTTGTTGTAATAATAAAAGAAAAACTGCTGGTAAATTTATATGGACTTATAATAAATAAAATTATGACAATTAATAACTTAGATAAAATAAAAAAACTTTTAACGTTTACATCCGATGATGACTTTTATCATCTTCAAATCCTTAAAAGAAAAAAGGAACATCCTGATTTGGGTTCTAATTCTTATGTAGTTAAAACATACTACATTAAGTCATTATCAAGTTTAGATTTTTATATGCCAGAAATTATATGTCTTTGTGACTTTCATAATGCAAGGGCATGTATTAACCTAAACAAACGTAGTTTTGAAAAAACATCCTTTCACACATTGAAAAAGATCACAGATCAAATTATGAATAAGGATTTCAAATCCACTAGGAATGCATACAATTCAGTTTGTGGTGCAGTTTCTAATGCTGGTAAAGATGGTAAAAGATGGATCATTGATGTTGATATTAAAGGCGAACTGGGTTTGTTTGAATGTCACGATTTAATTTCTATTTTACCAAACGAGGTGTTTGTAGAAATATTACAAACTAAAAATGGGTATCACTTGATTACAAGACCATTTAATTTACAAGAATATGGTAAATTGATTGAACACGATTTGCATAAAAATAACCCAACTATACTTGTATGTCCATGAATCCATTAACTATAATAACTTGCATAGTACTTTCAGTTGGAATTTTATCTATATTTTTCGAATTGAAAATAGAAGAAGAAAACCCAATTAAAATTTTGAAATCAACCGGTATGAACATGTCACTCACAGGAATAATGTGTTTTTTGTTTTGGTTAATTTCAATAACACTATAAAATAGTATCAAACAATTATTAATTTAACTATTATGAAACAAATAAATTACCCAAAGATACCACAATTTAGAAATGTAGTATCTTCTATTACTAAGATGGCTTCCTTTAAAGGTATTGATGTAAATGGTAATCCTATTTATGATGAAACAGCAACGAAACCCGTTCTATTATTCAAAGGAACCACGAAAATCCATGGGACAAATGCGGCTGTTTGTTATAATGAAACAGATGGTATTTACACACAATCTAGAAACAATCCTTTTAATCTTGATGAACATGCTGATTCTCATATGGGGTTTACTTTTTTTGTAAAGAAAAACAAATCTGTTTTTGAAGGTTTTTTTAAACAAATATTCGAAAAGGCCGAAATTTCACCAAGTGAATATACAGCATCTATTTATGGTGAATGGGCTGGTGAAGGTATTCAAAAAGGTGTTGCGGTTTCTCAATTACCAAAAGCCTTTTATATTTTTGGGGTAAAGATTTCAAAACCACAAGATCCAGAATTCGATTCTTATTGGGTTGACTATACTGAATATAGAAATCACGAAGTTAGAGTATTCAACATTGATGATTTCGGAACTTATGAAGTAGAAGTAGATTTCAATATGCCACAATTAGCATCTAATAAATTTGCAGAAATTACAGAAGCCATTGAAAAAGAATGTCCAGTTGGTAAATATTTTGGTGTTTCTGGAATTGGAGAAGGGGTGGTTTATACCGTAGAATATAAAGGAACCGTTCATCGAATGAAAGTTAAGGGAGAAAAACATTCAGTTTCTAAAGTTAAAACCCTAGCACCTGTTGATACTGAAAAGTTAAACTCCATTGTTGAGTTCGTCGAATATGCTATTACCGATAATAGATTGAATCAAGGTATTAAAGAGGTATTTGGTGAAGAATCTCCAGATATTAAAAAAATGGGTGATTTGATTAGGTGGGTTGTTAAAGATATTATGTCAGAAGAAACCGATACTATGTCACAAAACAACCTAGAACCAAAAGATGTAAATAAATACATTTCAACAAAGATTAGAGAATTGTTTATTACTTACTTAAATGAAAAAGTTGGATTATAATGAATAAAAACATAAGCTATTAATTGCATATGTAAAATGTTTTTCGTATATTAGTATTGAAGGTGATAGTCACCACATTGTTTAACTATTTAAATTTACTACTATGAAAACATTAACATTAAAACAATCTCATTTGGGTTATCTATTAACAGATGGTGCCTATACTAATTCAATATATACCTCTAATGATGGTAATTCTGTTTTACTTAGTTCAGATTCTCTCAATAGGGATTTGTTTACTACAAACGATTGGCGCAAAAAACGATCAGGAACATTGTCACTAACCGATATTGAAAAAAATATTTTAGTCATAGGTAAAGAAACTAGATTATTTATTTTACAACCCCAAGAATGTGAGTTTGGTTACAGAAGTGGTAAACTAGTTTATCAAACAATAGGAAAGAAAAATACAATTATTGTAGAAGAAACACATGAGTGGGATGAATAAAAAAGTACTTATGAACTATTACGCCACTAAAGATGACGTAGTTCTCTTTCTCAAATTTATAGGTTGCGAAATTTCCTAGAAAACCAAAATAAAAAACATTTACAGTTTGTGAATAAAATTATGAAAACTCTATTATGGCTTGATGACATTAGGAATCCATTGGAAGGTGATTGGTTAATATTTTCACCAATTTCAAGACCGTACAATGTTGTGTGGGTTAAGAACTTTGAAGAATTCACAGAATGGATTATACAAAACGGTCTTCCTGATGGTATTTGTTTTGACCACGACTTAGGTGCTGACGAAGAAACAAGTAAATTGTTTCTAAGCGGATTCGATTGTACAAAATGGTTAGTTGATTATTGTATAAATAACGATTTCGATTTCCCAAAATATAATATACAATCTGCAAACCCAGTGGGTAAAGATAACATCAACGGTTATATTCAATCGTATATAAAACACAGAAAAATATAGTATCAAAAAAATTATTAAATAAAAAAGTAAAAAAAGTTTGCAATTAATAAAATAAAATCTTATATTTGAGTATTATATAAGTATAACAAAGCAAATAAAAAAACTTGCAATTGTAAAATACAATACTTATATTTAGGTATTAAATAAAAAAAGTAATAAAAATTACCTGTTTTGAAATTTAGGTGATTATATATAGAAAACAAAGATAAAAATGCGTACATTAAATTTACATACAAACTTATCGAATTTAGTTTCAGAACTAAGTTTAGCATCATGGTCGCTGAAATCGAATGTGGCTGGCAGGTTTAATATGCCGTGTGCGGAAAAGTTTGATGCAATTTATGGTGATAGATATACGCAAGAACATAAAAATACAAAAGAAAGGATGGGTAGTTAACGTATAGTAACATATCCAAGAGAAATTTAAAACCTCTAGTCCTTTCAAAAAGACTAGAGGTTTTTTCGTTTATATACTGTTTAGTATCCCCCTAACCTGATAAGTTAGATAAAGGTAACTGGTTGAAAATGTTGGTTCGAATCCAACCTAAACAACAAAAATAAAATGCTCCTCTAGCTCAGAGGCAGAGCAACGGTCTGTTAAACCGTAGGTCGGGATATCGTAATTCTCGGGGGGCGCAATTTTCTAAGTAACGACTTAGAAATAGTTCTTTGACATGTTGGTAATAAAATCGAGAGTGTGGTGTAATCCGGGAGCACGCTATGTTTGGGACATAGAAGAACCGTTCAAATCGGGCACTTTCGACAAAATGTGTAATTGGCAGAGTGGTCGAATGCGAGGGTTTGCAAAACCCTAAGATAAATCTCGCGTAGGTTCGAATCCTACATTACACTCCATTTGCCCTGTTAATTCAATTGGAAGAATGCTTCCCTTCTAAGGAAGACGTTACTGGTTCGAGTCCAGTACAGGGTTCCAAAATACCTCATTGGTGTAACGGTAACATGACAGGTTCCAACCCCGTTGATTGGGGTTCGAATCCTTAATGAGGTGCAATTGTGCAACAGCCTGTTGCACAAATTAAAAAGCGTGATTCGTATAATGGCTTATTATACCTGACTTCCAATCAGGGGATGTGGTTTCGATTACCACATTGCGCTCATTTAGACTGTTTTGTTCCTAAAGTGATTATATGATGTAAATTAAAAATACATTATGTCTAGAAAAGCAAAGAAATATCACTTTATCTACAAAACGACAACTATGTTGACTAGTCGCTATTATATAGGGATGCATTCAACAGATAATTTAGATGACGGGTATCTTGGTAGTGGAAAACGACTAAGATACTCTATTCGAAAATATGGTAAAGAAAATCACCAAAGAGAAATACTTGAATTTTGCAATTCGAGAGAAGAACTAAAGAAACGAGGAGAAGAAATAGTTTCATTGAACGAAATTGCAAAAGAAGAATGTATGAATCTTGCATTAGGTAGTGGAACATTCACAGAAGAACAATATAAAAAGGGTGTTAAAAAAATGTTAGATAAAATAAAATGCTAGGATAGTTTAACTGGAAAAACAGATGACTTGTAATCATCAGTTCTCGGTTCGGTTCCGAGTCTTAGCTCAAAGTGAATGATTTTAATGAAATCGCAAATTGTCCGCTGGTGGAATGGCAACACGTCTGACTTTGACTCAGAAGAATCCTGGTTCGACCCCAGGGTGGACAACAATGGAGATATAGCTGAGGAGGCAATAGCGTGTGACTGAAGATCACAAGACGGTGGTTCGAGTCCATCTATCTCCACGTTGATATTTTAAAAATTATTAAATCAAAGCGTTGGTAATGCGCTATAAAAATATAAACAAATAACTATAGACAATGTTTGTGGATGTCATTACCTGATATTTTGCTCGAATGGTGGAATTGGTAGACACGACATCTTTAAGCGGTGTTGTCCTTGTGGCGTGTGGGTTCGAGTCCCATCTTTCGCTCAATTGCTCTGGTGGTGGAACTGGTAGACACGCGGGATTTAAAATTCCGTTCCCGTAATGGGAGTGAGGGTTCGAATCCCTCCTGGAGCACTTTAAAAATTATAGATACCCTGCTTGTTCCGTATGGGGTTGTAAAGACGAATCAATTAACGGAGCTCATGATGGTACTTATACCGAAGAAACTAAGAAAGATTCTATATGTCATCTATTATATGTTGCGTTGGACAAATTGGTTAAGTCGTCTCCCTTTCACGGAGGAGATTATGGGTTCGAACCCCATACGCAATACCGAGTAGTTTTTTGTTCCTAAGTTGATTAAATAAAGAAAACATTAATCAATGCCAAGAGCAAAACACGAATTCAATTATATTTATAAAACAGTTTGTTTAATTACAAACAGGTTTTATATAGGAATGCATTCTACTTCTAATTTAAAAGATGGTTATTTAGGAAGTGGAACAGTATTAAGAAGGTCTATACGAAAATATGGCAAAGAAAACCATAAAATAGAAATATTAGAATATTGTAATTCAAGAAAAGAACTTGCACAAAGAGAATCTGAAATAGTAAATGATGTTACTATCAATGAAAAACTTTGTATGAATTTAGTAATTGGTGGTGAAGGTGGTATATTTAGTGAAGAACACCATATCAAAATGAGAAAAGGTGCATCTAATAGTCTTAAAGAAAAATGGAAAACTGATGTTGATTATAGAGAAAAAATATCTAATGTTCTAAGAGAGAATATGAGACAAAACCACAAAGAAGGTAAAATAAAATATGATACATTTACTGGTAAAAAACATTCAGAAGAATCTAAACAAAAAATGAGAGATTCTGCTAAAGGTAAACAAGAAGGTTCTAAAAATAGTCAATATGGAACATGTTGGATTACTAATGGAACTGAAAATAAAAAGATTAAAAAAGAAGACTTAGAACTTTGGGAATCTAAAGGTTTTAAAACAGGAAGAAAATAAGACCATTGAGAGTTGGCCGAGTGGTTTAAGGCGCTGGTTTGCTAAACCAGTGAACCTTCGGGTTCCAGGGGTTCGAATCCCTTACTCTCAGCAAAACAATATAGAGGAATGGCCGAGTGGTTTATGGCACTAGTCTTGAAAACTAGAGTACCTTCGGGTACCGGGGGTTCGAATCCCTCTTCCTCTGCAATAAATTAAAATTAAAGTTATGAGTAAATTAGAATTAGTAAAGAAAGATTTGCTTGAAGCAAGGAAATCTAAAAATGTGATTACAAAGAATTTGTTAAGTACCTTTGTAGGGGAAATTGAAACATCTTTAAAAAATGAAAATATTGACATTGATACTTTAGTAGAATCACTAGCAAAGAAATTTATTAAGAATGCATCAACAATTGACAATGATGTATCAAGAAAAGAAATTGAAATATTAAATGAGTATTTACCTAAAATGGCAAGTAAACAAGAAATACTTGAATTTCTAAGAAATAAAGATTTATCATTAGGTGGTAGATTAATAGGTGAAGCAAAAAATCACTTCGGTGGAAATGTTGATCCAGCATTAGTGAAACAAACAATTGCATTGTTAGAAGTAACTAATTAAGATAATAGGGAGTTAGACTAATAAGTTGACATCTTTCCTTTAAACAAAATGAAACTTATTAACTTGGTGCGGCAGCATATTGGCGTATGGCGTTTCCCTGTCACGGAAAAGATTGCGGGTTCGAATCCCGTTCGCACCGCGAACCTACTTATAATTTTGAGAAAGTTATTATCGGTAGTCAAAAAGACTAGTCAAACTTTCAGATTGTTTTCTGTAAATTTTCAACATGAAAAGTAAATTGCAGCCATGCCGGAATGGTGGAATTGGTAGACACGAATGCCTTAGGAGCATTTGCCCGAAAGGGCGTGTAGGTTCGAGTCCTACTTTCGGTACTAAAAAATTTAATATGAAAAACAATAAAGTTAAAAAACATCATTTAGTAATAGTTGATATAAATAGAAAACTAATTAGAAATGATAACTAATGTACAATCAATAGTTGTGAAGAAACTGATTATATGAAAGGGTATAATAAAGCACTTAACGAAATGCAAGATTTTATATTAGATTTGTATAAGAAATAAATGGGGGTGAAGCTCTATTGGCTGAGCATCGCACTTGCACTGCGAAGGTTGAGGGTTCGAATCCCTTCACCTCCACAAAGAAAGTTTGACAGTATTTCAACTTTAAATGAAAATCTGCATCACGGGTAGGTATGCAAATTGGTGAAGCAAGCGGTCTGTAAAATCGTGACGTAAGATACATTGGGGGTTCGAATCCCTCCCTGCCCACAACATGGTGTTTGAAGCATTAAGGTGATGTGCCGAACTGTGAATTCGGAGAAGATGGGTCGGTACCATCCTTACACCCCAACATTAAAAAATGTAAACTTTAAGGTTTACTACAAAACAAAACATTAAAAATTCTTAAAAATTCAAAAAAAAATTCAAAAATTATGAAACGTTTTAAACGAAAATTTGTCAAGACATTTGCAGTCTTTTAAAATGCTCCCATAACTCAGTGGTTCAGAGTGCTACTTTTACAAAGTAGAAGTCGGTGGTTCGATTCCATCTGGGAGTACTGTTCAATATATTTTGTATATTATTGTATCGGTGTCCGAGTGGTTAGGAAACAGACTTTTAATCTGTGCTACGCAAGTTCGATCCTTGCCCGATACACTATTTCATTTAACACACAGTTTACATTGGAAATTAGTTTAATTGGAAAAATATTGGGTTTCGACCCCAAAGATATAGGTTCGAATCCTATATTTCTAGCAAAACATACACTGTGATTGTTTAAAAAGTAAACCCATCCAAACAAAGACCGAGAGAATGTATGTGTTAATAATATACATGGGTTTAATTCTTTCGTAGTGAGGTGGTATCCCTGCTTGGGCTGCTATATATTTTGTAGTATGATTGCAAAATTGAGAAGGTTCGAATCCTTCCTGGGAACAATATCAACAATGTGATATTCATAACACATTTTATGTGTCTAATGGTAATTTTGTGTTATAAATATCACATTTTTATGCCGTAGTAGTTTAGTTGGTTATAACATTCCCCTCATATGGGAAAGGTCGATGGTTCGATTCCATCCTACGGTACAAAAAAACATTAAAAAGTTCTTGCATTATTAAAAAATTATTTGTATATTTATATTGTTAGTGAGGGAGTTACTAACAGATTTGAAATGATTAAAAGTAAAAGAGATAATTGTTATATGGACTAATTGCCTATATAACTACCAGAGGGAAATAGTATTATGGAGAGTGCTAACGGTAACTTGTAGAAATACAGACACGATGTTAGTAATGATGTTAACTACTATATGTAGCGTGTATAAATAAACAACACAGCTTTCTCGTAATTTAACAACGTAGTTCTGTTGAAACATATACAGACTGTCCTCATATCTCGTAAATATTTGATGAAGTTTAATATCAAAATAAACTAACCTAGCCATGGTTGTAACTGAGTATCAGGTTTATGTATTATTCTAGAAAGATTCATAAATGAAGTAGTAATTACCATCAAATATTTTAAAAAAATTATATTGCGGGGTGGAGAAGTGGTTATCTTGCCAGCCTCATAAGCTGGAGATCGCAGGTTCGAATCCTGCCCACCGCTACTAAAGAAAGGTGCGAATTAGAATGATAACTGCAATTTGAATGATGATTCTAGACCTGGCTAATGAACTCGATTTGCAGATGGAGGGATATTAGAATAACTTGTGGTGAAATTGGTAGACACACCGGCGTTCAGGCTGGGATTGGGATAGAGACCCAGTGTGCAGGTTCGAGTCCTGTCAAGTTACCGATGGACGTTTTTGTTCCTAAAGTGATTAAATAATGTAAATTAAGTTACATTATGCCTAGAAAGGAAAAGAAATATCACTTTATCTACAAAACGACAAATACGTTGACTGGTCGCTATTATATTGGGATGCATTCAACAAATGATTTGGAAGATGGGTATCTTGGAAGTGGAAAGCGTCTAAGATACTCTATTCGAAAATATGGTAAAGAGAATCATATAAGAGAAATACTTGAATTTTGTGATTCTAGAAAAGAACTAAAGAAACTAGAAGAAGAAATAGTTACTTTAAATGAAATTGCAAAAGAAGAATGTATGAATTTAGTTCCAGGTGGACACGGTGGGTTTGAAAGAACTGAATCACATAAAAAAGCAATGTTAGAAAGTTTCAAAAACAGATTAAAAGTAGATAAATCTTTTTTAGAAAAGTACAAAGAAATTGGAAGACAAAACTTTAAAAATGCTCACAAAAACGGGAAAATAAAATATAGCAACTTTGAAGGTAAAAAACATTCAGAAGAATCTAAAAACAAAATAAGTTCTTCTATGAAAGGTAAAGGTAAAGGTTCTAATAATTCACAATTTGGAACTTGTTGGGTTACTAATGGAACTGAAAACAAAAAAATTAAGAAAGAACATATAGACCTTTGGGAATCTAAAGGATTTAGAAAAGGTAGAATAATATAGCAATGCTGGTGCGGTATAGGTCTCATGAGCCTTTTGGAAGATATTCCTACTAGAGTTTCGATTACTCTAATTGCTACTATGAGTGCGAGCGACAACTCAAATCTCAGAATACATTGAAAATATTTGTCGATATTCGAGGTGTATTTGTGCATTCGTCTAGTGGTTAGGACGCCACCAACGCTGGTGGAAACAATGGGTTCAAATCCCTTATGCACGACTAAAGCGAAAAGAGATTACCAGACAGTATGATTTCCAACGTGCGAATGTGCATGAGGAATATAGGACTTGATTGCTCGAATCTTATCTGATATAGTAGGAACACCTGCATAAATGATGATAAACAATATATGATGTGGCATCTTTAATAGCGCTAATAGAGATGTTTTGTTGGATAAGATAGCTTTAAAATATTAATATGCTACGACATGTTAAGAACCTATTAAATTCGTAGATTTAATAGTTCGCTTTGTAGTTTAATTGGACAAAACGGCACCAACTCGGGTGTTAATATGGGTTCGAATCCCATCAAAGCAACAAATTTATTACCAATATGAATATTTTTTTCTTTTTCGTTGAATATCTCCTTTATTCGACAAGTACTTGGATTCTCCTTCATTCCAAGTGGTAACGTTTAGTTACATTTTTACACCCTCTATGAAAATCTCATAGGGGGTTTTTATTTTAAAATATTTTTCTAACTTCATTTTGATTTGTCACTTATTTGTTATATATTAGTGAGATGAAAAAGAAACTTAAAATCAATAAAAGAAAAGCACTTCGAGAAGATATGATCGAACAAGGTGCTTATGATGGTAGGTTTAGTCCAAAAGTTCAAAAGTTAAAAAAACACAAAAAAGTAAAACACAAACATAAATTAACAGAAGATGATGAAAACTAAATTTAAACCGGTACACGTAACAGTTCGTGGAAAAATATTACCAAGTATTGTAGAAGACGAAAGAATCTTTACAAGTTCAAGGAAACTCAATTCATATCTAAAGATGTTGAATAAACACTACACGGGTTTAGAAATAAAAATGAAATCTTTTAATGCTAATTAGTTGCAATTGTTGATTAATATTCCTATATTAGTATTGTCAATAAAACATATTGATGTTTAACTTAAAATAAAGACGTATATGAAACGATATTTTTTATTTGGTGCATAACACTATTACTGTCAAGTTGTGCGACTGACGTAGATGTAAACGCTTGTGTGAACACAGGTGAAAGTGTTGGTGGATTCTGGTGGGGATTATGGAATGGATTAACAATGGGATTTTCGTTAATCGGTAGTATCTTTTCAGATGATATTACAATCTACGATGTGAATAACAACGGTGGTTGGTATAACTTTGGATTCTGGTTAGGAGCTGCAAGTTTCGGTGGAAGTGCTTCAAGTGCATCCAAATCAAAAAAATAGAAAATTTACTAGAAACTAAAACTTAAAAATTATGTTTACTATATTTGTAATATTATTCATTATCATTGAATTCTTATATGTTGTTAATACTATAGGAATGGCAGAAAATAATTTGAAACTAATTCAATATAACAAAGAATTCAAAGGTCAAAAATTTAATCAGTTTTCAGAAGATTACAAGAACACTATGTTAAATAGTTGTTTTCGTGTATTGGTTATTATGATTGTATTATTTGGTGGTTTACTTACAGATCAATGGCTAATTTGGATTTCTTTGATGGGATTGAACATTGTATTAGTAGGTCCTCTTAGTAAGTTACTAAAGAAACTCGATTTAATGACTGGTTATTACGTAGTAGTTTGGATTAATTCAATTATAGGTTTAGGTGCTGGAATCTTTCATATAATTAATGATTGGCATTTACATATTGACCTATATAAATTTGTTGAAAACTTTTTGAAATAAATAAAATATTTTTTCTATACGTGCATGTAATAATTGTATTAGTTCTCTGGGGAGAATATATACTCTTAGTACTCTTAGGGAATTTGTTTTTAATAGTGATTTAGTTAATATAAAGAAATGAATATACACATAGAAGATAGAGAATTATTTAAAGAATTAAAGAAGATTTCTATTTTGAATATTGAGATAGGTTCAAGAATGTATGGAACAAACAACGAAAAGTCTGATACTGATATTCTTTATATATATATTCCAAGTTATGATGAACTAAATTCTATTAGTGCTAGTCATCACCAATATCAATTCAAAGAAAACGGTGTTGACCATATCTTTACGGACATTTACACATTCATTAAGAATTCACTAAATGGTGATAGTACAATCAACTTTGAGGTTATTAATAGTAAAAAATTAATAGGTTCTGATTTAGAATGGTTGTATAATACAAGACACCTATTTAGGAACTATAAAATTTTACGTGCATATCTTGGTAGGGCGAGAAAAGATTTGAAACAAATTCGTTCAAAGTCCAATGTTGAAGATATGACTAAGAAATTAAGTCATGGTATTAGGAGTTATCAATTTGCATGTAATGTACTAGAAGATGTTTTTAGTTCAGAATGGGATGATTCATATTACTATGATGTTTTAGCAAGAACTAGGAATATGACTATCAAAAGAAAAATATATAACCTTTCTAGTGAGTATGAAATGAAAATATCTGTTTTGAGGGAACGTGTTAATTTGTTTTTAGATTCTGGTCAATTAGGTATGGAAAACTATATGAATGCTACACAAATGGTTTACTTAGATAATTTATTAGGTGGATTTGTTACAGAAAAACGAAAAGAATTAGGTAATAGTGATTATTATAAAAAATTAAGGGTGATAGTTGCAAAATCTGTTTCCGAAGGTATTGATTATGGTGATTCTAAATTTATAGTAAAGTGACAGAAAATGAAAAAAGTTAGACTATTTATAGACATTATCATTGTATTTGGAATATTAACATTAATATGGATAATTGAATTGTTCACCAAAAAAGAAAATAGAATACAATGGTAAAGAAAATAGTTTATTTTGATATGGATGGTGTTCTATGTCAATTCAGAAAAAAGTTCAATGAAGAAATTGAACGAAACCCTAAAATACAATTTCCACAAGCAACGTATGGTTTCTTTGCAAATTTAGAGCCACATACACACATGGTTTTCCTATACAAAGCACTGGAAAACAACGCAAATTTCGATGTGCATATTTTAACGGCACCATCTTATATAAATCCTTTGTGTTATACAGAAAAAAGAGTGTGGGTTGAAAAACACTTAGGTTTAGAAGCAGCAGAAAAAATGGTTATCACCGGGTATAAAAACCTATTAAAAGGTGATTATCTAATTGATGATAATGAGTCAGGAAAAGGTCAAGACAAATTCGAAGGAAAATTATTAATTGTTGATGAAAATGATATGAATAGTAGTATCGCTAATATATTAGTAACCCTGAAAGAAGATTTAGATTTAGACACAATTTAATTGTATTAGATAATCTATGAAAGATTTGATTTTACATTATGTGACATATGAAAAGAATGGTTCGTGTTGGAAAAAGGTAAAAATAAAGAAAATTGGTGTAGATGGTAGATGTGCCGTTTGTACCAAAGAAAAAATAGGTGAAAATGATTTATATTACTATGATGGTGAAATATATCATCCCAAAACTAAACACCCCCCAACAGGTTCTTTAAAAGTTATTTGTGTACATTTTTGGTTTAAAGATATTAGTACTAAAGTAAATCAAACACTAAAGATAGAATGTGAATCAATATTAGTAACTAATGAATATAAGATAAAATGGCCTTTGAAAATTAAAAGTAAAAATAGTTAATTAGTAAAATATACATACACAGATTTAACTTTAAGTAATATGAAAATTCTAAATTATACTAACAAGTTTCAGGTAATACTCGATATTATATTCAAACCGAACAAATTTCTTGAACAATTATGTTTGTATAAAAAAGAAGCTATTGGTAGAGTAGTTCGAGAGTCTACAGAAAAATTGGATATGATACAATACGATCAATACAAAAATGGTATTGTAATTGGTGATATTAGTAAGAATCAAATTGCAATATCAAAGATACCCAAAAGAGGTATAGACTTTCCAATAGAAGATGAAGATGATCCTTCTATAGTTAGGGCTTCTATTGAATATAAAGAAATTTATCCAATTAATTTTTCTTATATGGGAGATACGATATCTCCAGAAGAAATTAAACAACACCTTGCATTAGAACTTGCAAAACACCTAGTTAATAAAGGATTTATTCAAAGTAAAGTAGGAACAAACGATATAGTATTTTACATAAATGCATTTGGAAAATGAAAAACATAAACATAACAATATTTGATGGTGATGAAATATTACACGAATATCTTTCGGATATAATTCCAGAAATTGGTGATAGTATAGAAATACCAGAAGAATACCAAAAACACAAATCTAATGGTATTTATGAAATTATAAAGATAAAAAACTCAGGAATATATGATGTGAAAAAAAGGGTTTTTGTTGCACACACAAATAAAGTAAAAATTCACATTTAAAATTATATAGAATGATTAAAAAAGAATTAACTTGGATTTTAATATCAGCGTGTGCCATATCTGTAATATCTAATATTTTAATAATTAAATTATTAGTTTTTTTTAATTTGATATAAATATAATATGGGAGATAAAAAATATTTAGTAATTGATTTAGATAGTACTTTTTTCAATAAAATAGTGAATTTGGTTTCTATAGATAAACATGGGTTTTATCGAGTCGTTACAACAGATGGTATTATTGGGTTTTTTGAAAAACAACAACTGAACGAAATATAGCAATGAAATATTTTAAGTTTGTAAAGGAAAAAAATTCTAAGTGGTATGCTATATTACCAAAATGGACCGGGGATAAACAAGGTTTAGAAATGACATCTGGTGCTAATACTTTCTTAGAAAGATTATCACAAGGGGAAGATAGTGTTGAGGTCTGTATTTCTAAAGAACCTTTTGAAAAATATAAATATAAATTATCATTTGTTAATCATTTAGGTGGTGGTGGTACATATCATCTACAAAGTGATTTATACGAATTCCCTGTTTGGTTATCACAGGTGATAGAATTTGTCTTTGGTGAATTACCTAAAGACATTTATGTTTCTTAATTTTAGTAAAACAATTTAATTTAATATATGAACACATACGAAAAACAATACGAAATATTTGTGGGTAGAAGATTTTACCACAAAGATAATGAAAATTTAATTTACACATTTGCCGATATTGATGAAAATAACAAAGCGATAATTCTAAACAGAAGTTTTGAGAGTGCAACCTATGATGTTGAACATGTGTTGAGTTTAATTAGAGACTCCACGTGGATTATCGAAAATTAATTTAAAAATATTCAAGGAGTTACTTGCAAAGGTAACTCTTTTTTTGTATCTTGTATTTGTTGGTGAGGGAATAATACCTCAAAATGTTTAACTTAAAATTTACTACTATGGATTACAATGAAAGAAAAGAAATTATCGAAGAATATAAAGATTTATATGCAGCACCTTTAGAAAGGTTAAAAGGAAAAATTGAAAAGATTTTCCCAAATGCTAAATTTGATGCGGCTGTTTATAGTGGTTTAGGTTCACCTACATTAAGTACTAGTTTCTATTTGATTAGTGATAAGAAAGACCAATCGCATGGTATTGTTGATAATGACCCAGTTGTTACAAAGTTCATTGCACATTTACCAGAAGTACACCCAACAAAGGACACTAAGTTCAAATTAGAATTGTTGATGGGTGGATTATATATCGAACCACAACCACACGAATCTTACTTAGCAATGTCAAGAATTAAATTACCTTACAGAAAAAGTACAGGAACTATTGACAATCAAGTTGATAAGTTAGTTAAGTACTTCAAAGGAGTAGGACAAACTATCCTTGACAACAAAGATAAACTTTACAAGAAAGACATCAAAGACAAATATTTAAAAATTAATGCATAGTGATAGGAATTGTGCAATATTTTTTGAAAATAAATTGAAAATATTTACTTTTAAATTAGGTATTGTCAATTATTATTCGTACCTTAGTATTGTTGGTGATGGTCACCACGTTTGTTCAACTCTTTAAATTTACTACTATGACTAATTTAGAAATTACTTCGAAAAATCCAAGACAATTAGCAAACATTCAATGGTTGTTAAGACAGGATGATGCTGTTTATGAATCTCATTTAGATGGTGATGTTCAAGTTGTGAAATATTCACCAAAAGGTGCTTATCCAGTTGCTGCAATTTTCAAAGATAAGAAAAAAGATGCTGTTTCTCACTATCGTTACAAATCTGAAGAAAGAAGAGATCAAGCGATTCAAGAAGCAATCGAAAGTTCACTTTCGCAAAAACGTTGGAAAGAAGAAAGAAAAGCAAAAGCAAAACCAGTAGAACTTAAAGTAGGTGATATTTTATACACTAGTTGGGGATACGACCAAACGAATGTCGATTTCTTTCAAATTGTTGGTTTAGTTGGAAAAGCAACTGCAGAATATGTTAGTATTGGATCTAAGCAGGTTAGAGAAACTAGTTGGTGTTCTGCGGATGTTAGTCCCGATCCTTCTTACAAAGGATCAAAAATACATAGGGGGCGAATAGGACAATGGGGTGTGAAAATCGGTTCGAATTATGCTTCAAAAACAACTTTAGATAGAGCAATACACTCGTCATGGGGACACTAAGAATCATCAAAAATATATAATAAAAAGAATTCCCTGGAAACAAGGAATTCTTTAATATACAAAAACGAACGAACTGATAAAACTGAATGGTGTCATGACGAAGGACAAGTTGGTTGGGGTGAATGGATAAAATGGGCACAAACTGATAAAGATGGAAATCTTAAATGTAAAGGAAATAGACATAATTGTTTGAAGATGAGACAAAAATGGTTGGCATCACTACCTGAAAATGAAAGAGATAAATATTTTTAATTTTATTAATTATAACGCATTGTATAAGGTGCGTTTTAATGCACTTTATACGTTGTTAGGTGTAGTATAAACGGATTAAAAGAACGAAATATGAAAAAATACGATATAGTTTACGCAGACCCACCTTGGGATGTGAAAATGTTTAAAAGAAAGACAAGACCGAATCAGCAAAAACACGCTTATCCTATGATGAAATTGGATGATATTAAAAAACTTCCAATTAATAATATGACTAAAGACACAAGTATATTGTTCTTATGGACTATACAAGGATACTTAAAACAAGCGCTTGATGTGTTGGAAGATTGGGGATTTAATTACCAAAGAACAATTACTTGGGATAAACAAAACGGGATGTGCTTGTATGGTTTTCACCATAGGACTGAATTTATTTTGGTTGGAAGAAAAGGCAACTTACCAAAGTTTCCAAAAAGAAAAACGATACCAACTATGATACAAATAAGCTCCAAGAAACTAAGACACTCTGAAAAACCAAAAGAAATACGAGAAATGATTGAGGTTTTTGGTGATGATAGGATAGAGTTATTTGCAAGAGAAGAGGTAATAGGGTGGGACTGCTTTGGCAATGAAGTTGATAATAGCATTGACCTTAGTGAATATTACACCTAACGGTCGAGTGTATGGCAAGTAACCCACGCACAAAACTATCAAATTAGTACAAACTTTAATGGCTTATTTGCTATACACTTTGTTAGCGGTAGGTTTTTGTTAAACTTTTAAAATAAATTATCATGTGGCAAAAAAATATATTAGTAGCTAAATATATGGGATACGAAATAAAAGGCTCTGATTTTATATTTCCTAAAGAAATGTACTACTTATATAAACCATACAATATGTATGAGTTTGAATCTGGTGTTTATAATTTTGACACAGACGTTTCGGGAATGGAATTTAATAAATCTTGGGATTGGTTAATGCCTGTTGTATCAAAAATATTAATAGGTTCTTATACTTTAGAAGGTGTTAGGAAAATGAAAGAAGTACAAAACTCATTGATAACTTGTTCAATTGAAAAAACTTTTGAATCCGTTTGTAATTTCGTTGAGTGGTATAATGCTTCTTAAACTTACCGCTAACTATATTATATATAGAGGTTTTTGTAAGTGATTAGTTTTTAAATAGTTAAGTCATGTTAAATCAAAAAATTATAAAGATTTGTGAGCAAAAGTTTATATACTTGAATTATTCAACGAAAACTAAAGGTATTTATGATGATGAATTGGGAAAATAAAAAAATAAACAACGAAAATTTGATGTTTGTTCATAAAAAAACAGATAGTTTAGTAGATCAAGAAAAATTTGATGAACTAAATGATTTCATAGAAGGATTCTTGTTTGAAAATGTAAAATTGACCTTTTTAAATATCCTAAGAATAGGATTAGAATCTGTAAAGAAACACCCTATACTTATCGACAATATAGTATTATTAGATATCATTATCGAAAATAAATTATTTCAATTTCGATAATTTGAAATCAATAGCATCACCAATTAGATTAGTATTTGTGTTTTGGATATCTTTCGATAATTTTATGAAAGGAATGCACATTGCAAAAAATAATGACATTAACCCAATAGATTCATTTGTAGTTAATTTATTCATATGGGTTACTTTAGGTATAATGTTAAATAATTTTGTCAAAAAACTAAAATATAAAGAATAGTATTATGGAATTTAAAATGTTATTTGGTAAATTAGAAGTTGCCATATATGAAAAAGTGATTGGATTTTGTTTCTTGGATAAATATTGTTTCACCTCTGAATTTGGTTGGGAAATCCTAAAATAAAAAGCCACAAAAAACTATTTAAGTATTGTGCAGTAAAGCAGTAATTGAGAGTAAAAGGTATAATTTCCGAAAAAGGGTTTGTAGTAGGAAGGATTCACCGTTTCTCTCGATCTGAAACCTTGAAAGACCCGAAACGCACATTGGAAATGTAAGGTGTTGAATTGGTTAATCAACGAGAAAGTTGACATATATAACTTTCTTTAATCACTGTACTAGGTGCATACTAAGCGGGTTCGAAACCCGTCCTTATATCAAAAATTAATTATGAACAAATCAGTACAAATAGTATTATTAAACGAAAAAGGACAAGTTCTTGCGGTATCTAGAAAAGATAATCACAATGATTTTGGTTTAGTAGGTGGAAAAGTTGATGAAGGTGAAACTATCATAGAAGCTGCAATTCGAGAAACAAAAGAAGAAACTGGTTTAGATATTACTAATTTACGATGTATATTACAAATGTTTAAAAACTATAAAATGGGTTATACATTTCTTGCTGATTGGTCCGGAACGATATATACAAAAGAACCACATATTGTTAAGTGGACATCCTTTGAAACTATCAACAAAGGTAGTTTTGGTGAATGGAATAAAATAGTAACAGAAACACTAGATGGTATGAAAATTAATATACAAAAATATGAAAGAAACTAGACAAATAATCATAATGCGTACCGATTTAGATATGCCTATTGGAAAAATGATATCACAAGGGGCACATGCTAGTGAAGGTGCTATCACGAAACAAGAAAATAGTTCAGAAAATATGACAATGAAACGGTTTCAATTACTAAAAGATTGGAAACAAACCGGGAAAACTAAAATAGTATTAGGTATAAACTCTTTAGTTAAACTATTGAATATAATTGAAAAAGCAGAATCCATTGGTATTAATACTTATGTGGTAACGGATGAAGGTAGAACACATTTCGATGAACCTACGATAACATGTGCTTGTCTAGGTATAGATACAAAAGAAAATTTAGATAAGGTAACTAAACGATTAAGATTATTATGAATATTACACAAGAGGGTGAAGAAAGACTAAGTAGTACCACACCCAAAGAATTTGATAATAGTATAAATAGTAAGTATCAGTCAAATTCGACAATACCAAACAACACACTTAGTATTGAATTTCACAATGGTTTTAAACCATATGTGGGTGCATTTAGAATAACACCAATAGTCGATAAAATAAATACTATTGATTTTTGTTATCACACAAAACCATCTTGGTTTCATAGAAAAATGACAAAGTTTTTCTTGGGTTGGACTTGGGTTGATTATTAACAAAAAATAATTTGAGGATTACTTGTAAAAGTAATCCTTTTTTTGTATATTAGTATTCTAAGATGTTCAACTAATAAACACTACTATGAAAAATAAGAAACCAAAGTTCAAAATAGGTCAAAAGGTAAACTACTTACCAACCCTGACGGGTTTAGATAAAAAAACTAAACTAGAAATACAATTTAAAACTTTTAAACAAACCGATAGTTTATATGAGGCATTGGGTGTTTCGTTTGAACCAACTTGGTTTTATGGTTTTAAAAATTCAAATTTATTGGCATCAGAATCAGATTTAAAATTATTATAAAATGGGTGATATAAAAACACTAATGAACAATCCAAATGTTCTATCGGCAATAGAACTTGGCCAAGACCTAGCAAAAACAATGGGTATTGTAGATGCATATGCCATTTGTGCAATGTGTATCGTAGAGTTAGAAAAAATAGGATGGACTGCTGAAATTGATTTGAGTGGTGAACTATATGACATAGAAAAACTTTAAACCAAACTCTTATAAACACGAAAAGTATATATCTAATAGGTGCATTAATAGTAGGATTATTATTATCTTCTACCTTTGTACCATATTACACACAACGATTTGGCTAAAATGCGTAGTTGCGATTTAAAAAACTAAAAGATATGATAAGCGAAAAAAAATATTTAAAGGCACTAGAAACGATTAAACAGTACAAAAAGCAATTACGTATAGGTGGTGTTGTGCGTAGTGCGG